ACCGGGCCGAACAGGCCGAAGCCCGCGCCAACCGCGCCGATGCGCAAGCCGAAGCCATGAGCAAGATCGAAATTGCCCGCAACCGCGCGCGCCAAGTGGGTGAGGAAGAACTGGCCAAGATGAAGGCGCAACTGGCCGCCAACGACCGCAGCCAACTGGAAAACGACCCCCCATGACCGAAGACAGCGCCAGGCTGATCAAGCTGGAAATGACCGTGGAACGCTACGGCGAACTGCTCCAACGCTCGATTGGCTACATGGAGCAGCAAACCGAGATCAATGCCCGGTTCGTCGGCCATATCGAAGACAACCGGCGAGTGTGGAAGCTCTTGGAAGATCACGACAAACGCCTGGACACCATTCAGATTCAGAACGCCGAGGTCTGTACCTTTTGCAACACGGCGCGCAAGGTCGCCTGGGGCATCGCCATTTTCGCCAGTGGCGGGCTGGCGTATCTGATTAAATTCTTTTTCGATCATCACGCGAAAGTTTCATGAAAACTGCCGGACTTTGCTTGTGGCTGGGACTGCTGGCCGGTTGCGCGCCGCCACCGGCGCTATTGCCGCGCTTGAGCGCACCGCCCTGGCCCACGCTGCCGACGGTCAGCGCCACCGAGGCGGACCCGATTCCCGCCGCTGTCTGGGAACGCATCGTGACCCGTGACCGGCTGTTGCGTAACAGCCTGTATGAATGCCACGCCATCTTGGACGCGACCACGCCATGACGTTACCGCTTGTTGTTCGTTCGGGGCCGGAAATCCCCGAGGGTGTCCTTAGCGCCTTCGGGGCCTTTTATCGCCGCCGACTCGCCACGCCTGACCCCACACCCCGGCGCTTGCTGTCCAGCAAACTGGGCGTGTTGCAACTGACGGAACAGGGCCGCCGGTCGGTCACCATCACCCGCGCGGGCACCTTTCACGACCCGCGCTATGGCGAGTTCGAGATTACCCGGACCCTGCTGGCGGACATGGTGCGCAACTTCGAGGCCCGCACCTACGGCCAAGACATTCACATCGATGTCGCCCACCGGCCTTCCGACGGGTCCGCCGGGAAGATCGTCCGCTTGTGGGTGGATGGCGACCGGCTGATGGCCGAGGTCGAGTGGACGCCCTACGGACGCCAAGCAATCACTGAGCGCGGCTATCAATACCTCTCGGCGGACTACGCCGAGAACTGGATCGATAACGAACGCCGTCAAGCTCATGGCGGGGTTCTGTTCGGTGCGGCGCTGACCATCCGACCGGTCATCAAGCGCCTCGACCCCATTCAACTTTCCGAACCGGCCAGCATCCATCGCACGCTGGCGGATCAACTCACCGAGGAGGCGACAGCCACCATGAACAAACATTTAGAAGCCCTGCGGAAGCGCCTCGCGGAATTCAAACTGTCGGATAAGGTCATTGGCCAGCTGGGCGACGCCTTCACCAACGCCGCCAAGAATTTGGGCGAGGATGACAAGGCGCTCGGCGAACTGGTGGATCAACTGGCCGCCACGGGCAAGACCCTGGCGGACGCGTTTGGCGATCAACCAGCGACGATCAACCTGAGTATTCATACGCCCACGCCCACCGCCAAGCCCGACGGCGCCAAGGCGCTGACCGAGGCCGATGTTCAGCGCCTGTTAGCGGAAGATCGTGCCAAGGCCGCCGAAACCGCCAAAAAATTGACGGAAACCACCGCCACCCTGAAGGCCCAATTCCGCGCGGCCATCGACGCCGCCGAGGGCTTGAAGACGCTCAGCGAACAGGAACGCACTGTCTTGCTGGCCGCTGAAACCCTGATCCATCCCGGCATGACCCCGGAGCAGGTCAAGGCATTGGCGGACAATCAGATTGCCATTGGCGACCAGATGGTCATTCAGCGGCAACTGACGCAACTGGGTTGGCAGGGACGGCAGGGCGTGGGTTCCACCCGCATCCAACTGGGGGCGGATCATGCGCCCAAGCGGTTGCAGGACGCCATTGACAAAGCCCTCCATGATTCCATGCCCTATGGCAATGGCATCCTGCGCCTGACCGAAGACGCCAAGCTCAAGCCCGGCGTGAAGCGCATCCTGGCGATGTTCGATCAAATCAACGGGGCGGCCTTGGACGCTGAAGCGCGACGGCTGGCCGATGGCGGGCCGACCACGGTCAGCAGCATGGACGTTCCCGCCGGATTCCAGCGGACCGTGATCCGCGAAGCATTGAGCGATTTGAATATCCTGGAGTTGGTGCAGATGCTCACCGATCCAGGCGCTCAAGCAACGACGCAGATTCCGTATGAGATGCGCAAAACCGGCGTCATTCCTAATAACGGCATTGTGTACGAAGGACAGCCGATTCCCCGCGCCAGCATCGAACAGCGCATGACGATGGCTTATGTCAACGCCATGAAATTGGCGATGAAGGTGAGCAACGAAGTCATGCACTTCAGCCGGGCGGCCATGATCGACTGGGACGCCTACGGACGCAACGCGGAAAGCAATGCCCGCGTTGTCCGCGAAATGGTGTGCATGCGCATCGCCAACGAGCTGCAACGCAGCGCCGACGCCTTTGAAGCCACGGCGATCACCGGCGAATCGTTGATCAGTCAGATGGATGGCAGCACCTCGCTGATCAAGACCACGTATTACCCCATCGTTCGCCCAATGCAATATTCCGATCTGGAAGGCAACACGATTGGTTCTGTCGAGAATCCCATTGCCATTTCGGTCAATGGTACGGCCTATAGCGAATACGACGGCACGGGAACGCAAAGCGCGGGCACGTATTGGAAAGTCGAAAACTACAACCTGGGATTGATTCGCCTGGTGGATGAAGCGGGCGATCCGGTCACACCAACGTATTCGTCGGGAACGACCACCATTGGGTACAGCCGAGCGACCAATGTCGCGCTGTTCGATTTGAAATTGCCCGCCAGCACGGTCTTGGAAGACCACCTGAACAGTGCTTTGCAAGCGATTGGGGCGCGCAAAGCCTACCTTCGCGCCAAACGCTTCATTCAGGCGGATTTCCAACTGATGAGCCCCACGCTGAACGACATCCTGACCAATGCCCGGCAATTTGCCGCCGAGGCGATGCGGGCAGGATCGAGCCTGACCGGTTCCGGCGATCTAGCGACGATCAAGGGCATTCCCGCCTATGGCACGGATGCGCCGGGCATCGATCTGGGCGATGAACGCATCCTGATGGGGCAACGCAACACTTTGAGCTATGTGGTTGCCAAGCCCTTCATGATCGGTCTTCCGGTGGAGGTGCGGAGTAGCACAGGGTACATGACGGCGGAAAAAGAAGCCTACGGCGAGGAATACAACGCCATTCACGTGCCCAGTCCGATCCGCAACCGGTTGACCAGCATCGTCATGTACGACAGCGACGCCCGCACGGCGGCGGCGTAAGCGGCCCCGGCCATGCTGGACTACACCGGACTGTTCGACGCCCACCAGGCGCAACTGGGCAAGGCCGCTGGCCGTTTTGCGACCCCGGCAGATGACTTTGCCCGGCATCTGCGCGGCGCGGCGCGGCGCATCGATACCCGCTGGCCCCGGATGCAACGGGGCACGCTGGCGTTGACCGCGGGTGTGGCGCAATACCCCGCACCGGCGGACTGTTCGGCGGTCATCCGCCATGATTGGGGGCGGTTCCATCCAGACGCGCCCTGGGACGAAACCGGCCCCGGCGTGCGGCCCTTGATGCAACGGATCGATGACAGCGGAACCCCCATGCTCTGGATCACCCCTGCGCCGCGCCCGGTGCAACTCCAGTGCTGGGGTTCGGATCTGATTTACTGGTATTACACGCCACACCTGATCACTGATATCCAGGTGACGGTGGACGAACAGCACCGCGCCAAGGTACTGCTAGCGGCCTTGATCGAAGCATTGCGCGAACTGTCCACGGAAACCGCTGTGGTGCAGCTCCAGCGGGGATTGGCAGGCATTCCCACGGCAGGCACCCCGGCCTATCTGTACGAGGTCGCCCTGCGGGAATGGGACGCAGGCGGATGATCCGTATCACGCTCTCCGGCAACGCGCAACGCGCCCTGGAACAAATGCCCGAAGAACTGACCTGGGCGCTGGAGCGGGTCATTAGCCGCACCGCGCAAGAAGGCGCGGTGTTCATGAAGCAGGAGCTGGCGCGCCAGAATCTCGCGGCTACGTCGTTGCTGATCAACAGCGTAGCCGCCGAGGCGGTGGAACCGTTGTCTTGGCGGTTCGGGCCGCATGTCGAACACGGTTGGTATGTCTATCAAGGCCGTCAGCCCGGCGGGCGGATGCCGCCGATTCAGGCGATTCGCGACTGGGTACAGACCAAACGGCTGGGCGATGATCGCATCGCCTGGGCGATTGCCCGGAAAATCCAACGGGATGGCACGCCACCCCGCGACTACGTCACGCCGACACAAGCCTTTACTGAGCAACGGCTGCACACCTTGGCGGAGGAAGCCGTGCGCACCGCAACCGGAGCGGCCTGAGATGTGGGCCACCCTGATTCAAATCATCGCCGCCGGGCTGCAATCGGACCTGCCCGGTGTGATCGTCACCACCTACGCCGATGCGCGGATTCCCGACGAGGATACCGTGCGGGTGTTACGCAGCAACAGCCCGGAACGCCCATTGTTCGCGCAACTGTCCGGCAGTGAGAATCTGGCGCTGGAATGCTGGACGCGCAACGAAGACCCGGCGCTGGCCAATCAACAACTGCAAGCGTTGGAAAACAACGTGATCGCCGCCCTGCGCAACCTGCCGCGCGTCGATCCAATCGTCAACATCACCCTCACCGGCATTGACCCCGACGGCGATCTGTTTCGCCCGAATCTGGGCAGCCGGATTCGTCTCTCCATCACCTGGCGCACGTTGCGCACATAGGGGAACACCATGACTGCTACCGCTGATGCCCGCCTTGCGCAAAACCTGGACGGGATGTTCTTTGAAGGGGATGTTCTCATTCGCGCGAAAGATGCGGCCGGGAACTGGGGAAAGATTATTGGGCCGATTTCGCCGGTCAAGCTGGCGCTGAATCCCGGCAGTTCGACCACCATTAGCCGCAAGCTGCGCCTGCGCGGGCAATGGGGCCAGGTGGCCAACACGGTCGCCAGTGAGGCCGCCGAACCGACCGTCGCGTTCGAGACCGACGACGCGGGTTCTGAGTTGATTCTGCTGGCGATGCGCGCCACCTCGGAGGCGGTCAGCGAGACCGGAGGCAGTGTGACCGATGGCGTGACCGCCGTCCCGTTCCTCGGGTCCTGGCTGCAACTCCCCCACCGGAATATCGCTGTCACCGGGTTCAGCGGAAAACACGCCAACGATTCGGCGCTGACCGCTGGCACGGACTACGTGTTGCAGGACATTTGGACGCAATACGGCCTGATTTGGATTCCAGATACCAGCTCGATTGCAGCGGATGAAGCCTGCAAATGGACTTATACCTACGGCACCGTGACCGGCACCAAGATTACCGGCAACGCACTCTCGCAGGTGTCGCTCAAGCTGGAAATGTTCGGCACCAACCGGACGGATTCCAGCGCCATGCATTTGAAGGTGCATGAAATCGTGGTCAGCGAAGGCGCGGACTTGGACTTTGCCGCCACCGAATTCTTCAAGCCGAATTTCAGCGGCAAGATGGTCACACCGGTGGGCGAAGCCGGGCCGTACTTCATGGAACCGCTGGCCTTCGCCTAAGCCATGCCTTTCCTGGGCAGCCTGACCCTGCCGGATGATCCGGTCTGGATCGACGAGTTCGATACATCGCCGGTCGTGCAAGCGATCGAGCGCTCGCTGACGGGAGCGTTGATTATCGAAGAGGCGACCACAACGAAGGGGCGGAATATCACCCTGGACGTGGCCTGGCTGACCCGTGCCGAGCTGCTGGCGCTGAAGGCGCTGGCGGACGTGCCGGATACCGATTACAGCCTGACGATTTTGCAAGGGAGCTTCACTGTCCGGTTCCGCCGACCGCCGTATGAGGTGAAACCGATTCGCGGATTGGCCGACCCGGACAGCACGGACGTGTATCAAGTCACCGTCAATTTGATGACGGTGTAAACCGTACCTGATTGAAGAGACCTATTCATGGCTACTGACCGGAATCTGATCCTGCAACTGTTGATCACGGCGCAAAACCAAGCGTCTCAAGAACTGGAACAGCTCCGCGAACGCTTGAACGATGTCGGGGACGGTGCGGACAGCGCCGGTCAGCGCACCCGGATTCTCCAGGACGCCTTAGGTGAACTGGTGACCAAAGTAGGCGCAGCGGTGGCCTTTGGCGCGTTGGCGCAGCAGTTCGTTGAAGCCAATCGCGAAGCCGACAAGCTGGCCAAGCAATTCCGCGCCATGACCGGCGATACTGAAGCCGCCGCGCACGAAATTGAATTCCTGCGCACGGTCGCGGATCGTTGGGGCACCACGGTGGGGGACATCGCCCCGGCCTATCTGCGCCTGGCTGCATCGGTTAAGGGCACGACAGCGGAGGGCGAACCGGCGCGAAAGATGATCGACGATTTGACGGCGGCCTATATCAACGCCGGGCAAAGCGTCGAGGACATGGAAGAGGTCATGGAGATCATGGGCGAGGCATTCGCCGAGGGCCGCGTATCGATTGACGACCTCCGGGAAGGGATGCAAGAGGACATGCCGCCTGCGATCCAGGCAGCGACCACGGCGATCCTAGAAAACAATGCCGCGCTTCAGAAGATGCTGGAATCCGGCGATGCGGCCACCGATGAGTTCATGCCCGCCTTTGCGGCGGCCCTGCGGGAGCATATCGGCGGGTCCGCGACAACCATTGATACCGTTGATGCCGCGTTTTCGCGACTGACCGCACGCACCAAAGACCTTTTCGTAAAAATCGACGATGTCATCCCATTAATGTCGTTGTATGACGGTACGCTCAAGAGCGTGGCCAGTGCAGGCACCGCCGTGGTGAATGTCGTCGATCTGTTAGTTGACGGCTTGGCCCTGGTGGGCAATACCGTCGGCGCGGCAGCGGGGGCGTTGGTGACCGGTGGCGATGCCTTGGAAGCGGTGGGCGAGCAGGCCCGGCTATCGGGCGAATCGATGGCAGCCACGGTGACTCACATGGCGGGACTCAAAACCGCCACGGAAGAAGCCGCCGAGCGCCAGAAACAGATGCAGGCGGAATTGCAAGCCGTTGCGGATGCGGCAGACCCCTACGCGGCGGCGTTGCGCACCGTGACCCAGGATCTGGCGGATGCACAAACCGCGTTTGAACAGACCGGCGACGCGGCTGCCCTGACGGCAACGGCGCTGGAAACCTTTCTCAAGATCCCCGAGAAACGCATCAATAGCGAGGGCGTGCTGGCCCTGGCTGCGGCTTTGAAAGTGGTCGGCGATCAGGCAGAAGACAGCAGCCAGACGATCAGCAATACCCTGGGGCAAGAGCTGGCAAAACTGACGGACGACCAATTGACGCGCCTGGAAGCGCAAGCCCGCGATGCCCTGGCCGCCGCCAGCGATGGCAGCGAAGAGGGACGGAAAGCCTTTGCCGAACTGGGGCAAATCATCGAAGGAGTGGTGCTGGCCCGGCTGGCCCGGCTGGGCGTGGATGGCCCCGAGGCGCTTACTGGTATCTCGACCGCTGCGAATGCAGTCATTCATGATTTTGAGGCGGTGGCGCAATCCGGCGTATTGAGTGCGGACGGGATCAAAGCCGCGTTCGATGGCGCGTTGGCCCACCTGGATAACCCAAAGGAATTGGAGGCATTCAAGCAAAGTATTCTGACATTAGGCGCGACCGGGAAAATGACCGGTGAACAAGTTGAGCGTGCCTTGCTGCTGATCCGCCAACGCCTGCAAGAAACCGCTTCCGATCCGGCGTTTGCTGCGCTTGAACAAGCATTAGCGCGGCTCCGTGGAGAAACAGAACGAGGTATTGAAACTGGCAACAAAGAACAAGAATCTTTACAAGGCCGGATTCAGGCAGCGATTGAATTGGCGAAAGCAAGGGGGGATGAAGCGGAAGCGGCCCGGCTAGCAGCATTGGCTTCGCAAGATGAAATACAACGGTCTGAACGGCGTATTCAGCAGTTGCAGCGCCAACAAAAAGAAATTGATCGCCATATCCAGCAGCTCTATGCGCAAGCAAATGCCGATGGCGTATATACCGATGCTGAACGCGAAACAATCGCCGCGTTGCAGGACAAATCAGCGGCGGTAGGCCGGGAAATTGCGCAGATTAAAGACAAACTCCCTTTGATGCAGCGTGAGGCCGACCAAGTCCGGCGCATGGCAGGCCCTCTTGGCGAATTGACCCGGCTGTATCAAGACCAGACCCGCGAACTAGAGCGCGAAATCAACGCCATCGAATCCAGCTACGCCGCCCGGATTGCCGAACAGCGAAGTATCGAACAGGTCGCCCTCGCCAAGGGTGACGAAGCCGAAGCCAGCCGGGCTGCGGTTGCGCAACGGGAACTTGAAGCGGATCTTGCCGAACAGCAGGCCGCGCTGGCGCAACAAGAAGCCGATCAGGCACAAAAAAACCTGGAGTTGAAAACCCTTGAGCTGCTCGCTGATGGTGAACTCAGCGAAGCGGATCAACAGCAGCTTGCCGATTTGCAAGCTCTCGCCGAAGGCAAACAGGCCGCTGCCGACGCTTCAAGCATCCACGCCGCCGGAATGCGCGGCGAAGCCGACGCCGCCGGTGGCGCGTCCTCAGTGTTCGACGAATGGAAAGATAACATCAAGATTTTCGGCGATTACGCAGCGGACGCGGCGGAACGTCTCAAGCGCATGAACAAAGCGGCAGAAGAGGCTGCCAAACAACGCGCCGCCGAACTTAAAGCCCAAGGCTCTTGGGTCAGCTCAATCATTAATGGCTGGACACAACGCCTCGGCGATCTCTCC